TTGTTAAATTGTTTATTTCTCCAGAAGTATACATTCCTCCAGGAAGCACAATTGAAGTTACTCAAAATAACGTGACAAGACTGTATAGACATAGCGGAATATCGGCAGTTTACACAAATCATCAGGAAATTGTGCTTGAAACGGAACAGGAGAAGGCGTAATGGCAAGTTCAAAGATAAAGGTGCAGTTTGATGGGCTGAAGGAGTTCCAGAAAATAATTGAAGAGATGGAGAAGGAAAACGAGCAGTTAATGATTGACACCATAAAAGAATTGGCTGCAAGATTGTTACGTAAAGTAATTAAAAGGACGCCTTCAGACACTGGTAATCTAAGAAAAAACTGGACTGTATCAGATGTGAGAAAAAATGGAGAGAATTACGAGATAGAAGTTTCAAACTCTGCTGAATATGCAAGCTATGTCGAATTTGGGCATAGGCAGACACCAGGAAGATTTGTTCCTGCTATTGGGAAGAGATTAAAAAAGTCTTGGGTAAAAGGTAAGTTTATGCTCACAATTTCCGAAAACGAACTGCAAAAGCAAGCTCCAGCTGTTATTGAAAAGAAGATTACTGAATGGCTTAAAAAGTTAGGAGGATAGATGCTAAATGAAATTGTAAATGCAATAGGGTTGAAACTGTCTGAAAATTTTGAGGGGATAGATGTACACAGGGAAGAACTGGAGCAGGGTTTTAAAGAGCCTTGCTTTTTTATTGACTTGTTGAATCCTAGCGAAAAACAGATTGTTGGAAACAGGTATTTAAGAAGCTATCTTTTTGACATTACATATTTTCCCAAAGATAAAAAAGCCCAAGAGATATTTGAGACGCTGGATAAACTTTATACTGTACTTGAGTACATAAAGCTCGATGATGGAACACTTGTTCGAGGAATTGACAGGAACTCAAGGGAAGAGGACAAAGTACTGCATTTTTTTGTCACGTATGAAATGTTCATTTACAAACTGGATGGAGAAAAAACAAAAATGGGAAAACTTGGAATAAATACTGGATTGAAGGAGGATTGAAATGGCAGATAACAATACTGTTGAAAACAAGACACAAGCAAAAAAAGAAAACACTGAAAATAAATCAGATGAAACTAAATTTGTAAAAAGTCAGATTATAGGATCTGATAAATACAAAAATAGAGCCGATATATTAAATGTTTTATTGGAAGATGACAAGGAATATACGTCATCAGATGTCGATAAAAAATTAGAGGATTTTTTAGGTAAGGAGGTTAAATAATGGCGTATGGTGGAGGTACTTGGCTAGTACAGAATAAAGTTTTGCCAGGTACATATATCAATTTTGTAAGCAAGGAAAGAGCAGAACTTGTATTCTCGGATAGAGGATATGCCGCAATTGGAGTTGAGCTTGACTGGGGTGCTGATGAAGAAATTTTCAAGGTGGAAAACGGAGATTTTATTGAAAATTCAACAAAATACTTTGGACATTCTTATGACAGTGACAAATTGAAAGGGTTGAGAGATTTCTATAAGCACGCTCAAACTGGTTATGTTTTTAAACTGAATACAGGCGGAGTTAAAGCGTCAAACACTTTTGGAACTGCAAAATACACAGGGGAAAGAGGGAATGATATTAAGATATCTATTCAGGCAAACGTTGACAATGCTTCCCTGTTTGATGTTACAACTTTTGTTGAATCTGAAAAGGTGGACGTTCAGACAGTTGCGGCTGCAAAGGATTTAAAGAACAATGACTTTGTAATCTTTAAATCAGATGCAACTCTTACAGCAACAGCAGGAACGCCTATGACAGGTGGAACAAATGGAACTGTGACTGGGGCATCACATCAGAAATTTTTAGATAGGATTGACAAATATTTTATCAATGTTCTAGTCTGCACCTCAAACGAGAAGACCATAAAGGACTTGTATGTGCAGTATACAAAAAGAATGAGGGATAAAGTTGGTGCTAAGTTTGTATGCGTGGTTTACCGTGCTGACGACCCAGATTATGAAGGCGTGATTAATGTAAAAACTAAGACACTGGATTCTGATTTTCCTGAAAACTCAGCGGTGTACTGGGTTGGCGGAGCAGAAGCATATTGTGCGGTCAACAGAAGCTTGACGAACCACAAGTACAATGGTGATTTCAAACTCGAAGTGGAGGAGACGCAGACAGAATTAGAATTAGCTGTAAAAGCTGGATACTTTATTTTCCACAAGACTGGGGATGAGATAAGAGTTCTGAAGGACATCAATTCTTTTGTTTCTTTCATAAAAAGAAAAAATAGAGATTTCTCGTTCGCTCAAGTAATGAGAACTTTAGATCAGATTGCTATTGATGTGGCAACAATATTTAATAAAACTTATTTGGGTTCGTCAAACAATACCGAGTACGACAGAAATGACTTGAAACGTGATATTTCAAAACATCATGAAACGTTGGAAGATTTGAGAGCGATAAAAGACTTCAATGAGGAGACAGATATTACGGTTGTTGAAGGAGAAACCAAGGAAAGCGTATTGGTCACAACTAATATTAAACCAGTCGTGGCAATGGAAAAACTTTATATGAACGTAATTGTACAATAATTTAGATAAAGGAGTGTGAGGATAAATGAGCGACACAGCGATAATGAAAGGAAAGGACGCCATATCTGGAAGTCTCGCCAAATGTTTTGTTACAGTTGGGAATAAGAGATACAACTTTATGCAGGCTATTAATGTTAAAGCAGAAATGGAAAAGAATAAGGTTGAAGTTCCAATTCTGGGTAAAACTGGAAAAGGAAACAAAGCAGCAGGATGGAAAGGTACTGGAAGTGCTACTTTCCATTTTAACACCTCAATATTTAGAGAAATATTACAAGAATACACAAGAACAGGTAAGGATATTTATTTCGATATGCAGCTTGTAAATGAAGACCCAACTTCGAGCGTAGGGAAACAAACCATAATGTTGATTGACTGTAATCTTGATGGTGGAATAATAGCACTGTTTGATGCAGATGCAGACTATCTTGAAGATGAGTTTGATTTCACATTTGAGGACTGGAAACTTATGGATAAATTTAGTGCCCTTGACGGGATGAACATATAAGGTACTTTTTGTAACATATTTTTTAGATTAAAGGATAGTTTTTGGGGAGTTTTAAGCTCCCTGTTTCCAAATAAATTTAGGAGGATAATTAAGAATGAAAGATTTAAAATTTTTTTTAAAACAGAATACAATACCTGTGGAAAATCAGGAAGTGGAAGTGTCAAAAAGATTTAAGGACGATGCAGGAAATACTGTTAAATTTGAGATAAAGTCAATTTCAAATGAAATGGATGATGCACTAAGAAAGCAGAATACAAGACAGGTTAAAAAGGCTAAAGGAGTAATTGTTCCAGAACTAGACCAGCAGAAATATTTCGTTGATTTAGTTTTAAAATCTTTAGTTTATCCAGATTTGGATGACAAGGAGCTGCAGGATTCTTGGGGAGTAATGGACTCAAGGGAACTTATAAATGCGATGCTGCTTCCAGGAGAATATACAGCTTTGCTTCAGGAAGTTCAAAAAATAAACGGATGGGATCTTAACGTAGAGGACATAAAAGATGAAGTAAAAAACTAATTGAGGCAAATGTGGCAGAGTATAACTATGCTTACTATTGCCTGCATAAATTGAAAATAAGACCAAGTGAATTTGCTGAAATGGACATTTATGAGAAAGCGTTCATTATGGCCTGTATTGACATAAAAATAAAAAAAGAGAAAGAAGCTGAGAAAGAAGCTAAAAGAAATGCTGGTCGTAAAAGGCGTTAGGAGGTGTAAAAAATGGCTACAATTCAGAACAGCATAATTTTAAATGACAGAATGACGCAGACATTCACAGCGATAAACAATGCTATAAGCGCAACAGTAAACAGCTTATCCAGTCTTGATGGAAAATCCATGAATATCAACACTGCTAATTTATCAACTGCAAGACAGCAGTTGGCATTAGCAGAAAATGAACTGCAGAAAATGAAAGGTGACAGCAAAGGGCTGAATGATAATCTGAGCAAGACACCGGGAATCGTTGACGCAATACAGAAGAAAATGATGCAGGTGGGAGCAGCTATAGCAGGGGTTATGGGTGCGAAACAATTACTTCAGGCATCAGATCAGAATGCTCAAATAACAGCAAGGCTTAACTTGATAACAGACGCACCTGAACAGCTGAAAGAACAGATTTACCAGTCAGCAAATGATGCAAGGGTTGCGTATACGGATAGTATGAATCAGGTGGCAAAACTTGGATTACTTGCCAAGGATGCTTTTAATAATACTGATGAAATTGTCCAGTTTACCAACCTTATGCAGAAGGCATTTAAGGTATCGGGAGCAGATGCGGTGGAAGCGACAAGTGCAATGTACCAGCTGACACAGGCAATGGCAGCAGGAAAACTTCAAGGGGATGAATTCCGTTCAGTAATGGAAAACGCCCCAATGGTGGCACAAGCCATAGCCAAGCATATGAATGTTTCGGTTGGGGAGTTAAAAAAACTTGGAGCAGAAGGGAAAATAACAGCGGACATAATAAAAAATGCTTTGTTTAGTGCTGGAGATGACATAAACGCCAAATTCAGAACCCTGCCTCTCACTTGGTCGGATATTTGGACACAAGCTAAAAACTTTGCCTTGCGGGAGATGGACGGCATACTCAAAAAGATAAATCAGCTGGCTAATTCTCAGGCTTTTCAATCCTTTATAACTAATATGAAAATTGGATTCATAGGATTAAAGGCAGTGGTCAATGGGATAGTTGACGGAATTGCTATGGCAGGTAAATTCATAGCTGATAACTGGCAGGCGATAAGTCCAATTATTTACGGAGTTACGGCGGCATTGATGACTTATGTGATATGGCAGGGAATCTCAACAGCTTTAGAATGGCTCAGTGTGGCGGCTAAAACAGCACAGAGTGTAGCAACAACTATCCTGACAATAGCTAAAATAGCTTTAACATTTGCCCTTCATGGATATTCTGCGGCACAAACTGAAGCAAATGCGGCCGCTTGGGCTTTTCCTGGAACTTGGATTGCCGCAATCATAGTTGGTCTTATAGTTTTAATACTGTGGGCGGCAGTAGCCATAACTCAATGGGCGACA